CAATTCAATTTTTTTGCTTTCAATTAAATCTCTACTTATATTTTTAAGTAAATAATTATCTCTCAAATCAAACATAACATCGTTTTGCATTTATATTTCTCCTATTTAAACTGACATTGTGACATAATTTCTGTTAGACAAGCCAATAGATTAATTTCTTGATCTGCAACAAAGGCTGACTTATACTGATACTCTGCCAATAAAATAACAGCAGCGGGTATGGTGGTAGGTTCTAGATATGTATACAGTCCGTCATAAATCTTGCGGAAGATTTTGGTGGGATCATTATCTATATTATCAACTACCCAACCACGAACTTTTGTAAACTCTTTACCCTTGAGGTGATGTGCCAACTCTTTCAGACTTATTTCTGAAAAGTTGACAAGGATACCAGAGTCTATCTTACCTGACACACCATACCGCTGCAACTCATTCAACACTCGCCTGTTATCAGGAAAGTGTTTCATTATTAATTCAGCAACAACTTTCTTATCGTGTTCGATATTATTCTCATTGAGAATATTCACACAACGTTCAAGCAACTGGCCTGCAAGTTGTTGCCGATTGCCGTTTATCTTGAATTCAATAACAGAACACCGCGAATGTAACGGTGAAATAATTCTGTTCTTGTAATTACAAGTAAATATAAAACGGCAATTTCTATGAAACTCCTCAATGAACCCACGGAGAGCAGGTTGCGTTGATTGAGGATTGAGATAGTCTGCCTCATCAAGTATCACAACTTTCTGACCACCAGAAAGAGATACAGTCGAAGCAAACTGTTTAATCTTAGTTCTCAGAACATCAATACCAGATTCTTCTGATCCGTTAATAATCATGTAATCAGTGTTCAATTGATTACACAAAGCTCGAGCTACCGTTGTTTTGCCAACACCGGCACCACCGGATAACAAAAGATTAGGAACGTCTTTGTTCTTGATAAATTCGTTAAAAGTTTTCTTTATCGAATCGGGCAGTATACATTCGTCAATACTTTTAGGACGATACTGTTCCACCCACAACATTTGGTCTGTCATAATTACTCACCTCATAATAATCGTTATGTCCGCACCAAGGACAAAATAGTTGTCTTGATTTCATAACGGTTTCTAAAGCAATGCTCCACCACCCTCGGCAACTAGTGCATGAGAAGTGGTGAAGTATTTCTATGCTACTGGACATTCAAACTCTTCGATAATTTCAATGTCAATACCTAATCTGTCCGCAATACGTTCTAGGGTCATGCCTAGTTTGATTAGGTGATTGATAGCATTTACTGTCCATACGGATGTCTCATCCATCAGTCTTTGCTTCCATAGCAATCCAATAAGACACATCGGAACCAACCCATTGACTTACACCAGCACTAGTTGAAATATTTACATCATAATTGCCGGCAATCATTTTTAGATTCTCTCTTTTGAAAGTACAATCAAAAGGCTGTCGATCAATGTCTAACACTTGTGTAAATGTATTGGACGATGTATTTTTTAAATCATTTGCCGTGATACTAACACCAGGATTGCCATTAGATGAAAAGACAACATCTGGAAGTTGCATAACGTCAGACGCTTTCATTACTGCCGAAATAATATCTTCTGGCACAGAAAAATGAATGTCACACTCAGGTGCATTAAATGTATCTGGCGGTGTTGTCAGAATAGAAGGATCGGTAGCACGATACTTAATCTTTGCAGTTCCAGAACCAGCGACCATGTAAGCATCAGCATCAAAATTTAAATCAGCATCTTTAGCCAAATTCAATACGCCTAAAAATTCATTTAGATCATAGATACCAAAGTCTTTTGGAAAAGATTCGGTAACATCGGCCTCAGCCAAAATGTTTTTCATTGTTGACATTGTGCGAATTTTATTACCCTCTTTAATCAGAATATTCTGATTGATGGTAGAAAAGTTCTTTAAAATGCCTACGGTTTTATCACTTAGTTTCATCATATATTTCTCCACTGTCATGCATATGTAACATGATTATTCCATAATGTAGTATCTTTAACAAGTCTGCCCGATTGTGACCATTCTTATGACCGTATCGTTGAGCATACTTTAAGATATTTCCCATACAAAAACCTTCACCGTGTCCACAGTCTTGTATGAACTGAGTAGACTGATACTTACGCTTCGCATAATGCTGGGCGTAAGTATCATCTACATACTTTTGCAATTCTTTAATTGCTTTATCTTCACTAAAAACATAATTAATATTTTTACTCATAATATAATAATATCACCTATTCGCTAGAATGTCAATAGTATTTGTTATAAAATTTTCTATTTTCATCTTCGATTCTAGGATCATCAGTCCAGACCATTACGCCAATCGCAAGGATCATTCCAACTAATAAAACCCACATTTACATTTTTCTCCTCTAAAAAAAAGCCGATAAAATAATCGGCATTGATACTATTATAGACGCTATAACGTAAGCAAATATGGTTGCAACTAGAGATTTAAATATAGTCATATATCATTAACCCTAGCCACAACCATAACCAACTTACGAGAGCACAAAGCCCAACGAAAGTTTCCATTTATGTTTGTTTCCCTCTTATTTGATTTCAATAAGACGAGGTTTCTTTTCTTCTGGAATAATACGTTCTAAGTCAATTAGAAGCATACCATTTTCCATCTTGGCTTCGTTGACAACGATATCGTCAGCCAAGGTCCACTTTCGTGTAAACTGTCGGAAAGAAATTCCTCGATGTAAGAGTTCTACACCTTCTGCCTCTTCCTTCTTGGTTTTGGTGCTAACTGAAAGAACACCGTCGGACACTTCAACTTCAAGATCATCGCGGGTCAAACCGGCAAGGGCCAATTCGATTGTGAACTTTGTATCTCCTTCCTTACGAATGTTGTAAGGTGGAAACCCAGTTGAGGTTGCCTGATTCATGGCATAGTCTCCAAGACGGTCAAAGACACGGTCGAAGCCTACGGCATAAGGTGTTAAAAGATTGCGATCAAATTGATTAAGATGATCCCAGATGTTTGCTACTGCTTTTGATGTTACCATTATTTGGTACCTCCATTGTTATGCAAGGTTAAAAAACGAGAATCCCCGAAGGCAATTCTCTACTATTATTTATACTTAAAAGAATAGATAATAGGTAAGAAAAAGAAGTGAACCCCAGAAAAATCTTTTACCCCACTTCTCTATAATTTGTTCATAAAGAAAAGCATAAGCTCTCAACGCTTTTAAATTGCCCTGTTCTTCATGCTTTTTAAGACCACACTTTAAATAGTATCGAACAGGATCAGGTAAAGGCTTCATGTTCGCCGACCATTGTTCCCAAGTCTGAACATAAGGCAACTGGGATTGTTTGTATGCAGTATCGTAAACCTTTTCTGGTTCCCAATCTTCACACCAACTTAAAATTGTAATGTAATCATCGTCATTCAGATTATCATACATTACGGGTCTTTCAGATAGAAATTTACTAAAAACTGAAGCTATGAAATCTATTGTTCTGTATCGTCTTGTCATTTTTGCAAAATAATATTTGTAAAGATACTATTACCTTAACACTATTATATCATATTGTCAAGGGCAATTCTTTTTTTATATCGACTTGATAACTTACGATCCTTTTTAGCTTTCTGTAAATGAATTCTATTTGCCTTAGTGTCAAATGTAATTCCATCAAGGTGATCTATTTCGTGTTGAACAATACGACTTGTAATGCCACTTAAATGATCTACATACTTTGTACCATCTAAATCTTCGTATGTGAAAGTAATTTCTTTAGGTCTCTTTACCTTAACAAAGAGGCCGGGAAAACTTAAACAACCTTCTATCATATATTCAGTATCTTTACTATACTCTGTAATTTCTGGGTTAAAGAATTCTTTGGCAAACTCTTCTACTCCATCACTTTGAAAATCTCCCATACCAATAACGACAACTCGCGTTTCAACTCCAATCTGTGGTGCGGCAAGTCCAATGCCGCCATCTCGTTTACGAATTTTATGCATCTCCCTAACAAGTTCATTGGGGTCAATAATTGGATCATCAAAGTTAAAATCGGGCATTACCTTTTTTAAAATAGTGTTTTTTTCATCTACTAATTGCATTATGTTGTTACCTTACTAAAGTTTTGGACCTTTTCAAATCTAATCAGCCCATCAAATTTATCTACACTCAAATCAGACTTATGACTAATAATAAACACATTCTCGTTGGCGAGTGTGTTCAATATCTTTAGAAACTCGTCTGTACCATTATAATCTAAACTACCGTCAAAGATTTCATCTAAAATAAGTAAATTAGTATTAGTTGAATTCTTCATCTTAGCAATCTGTCTCCATGTAAAGAGCAGCGCTAAATCAATTCGCATCTTTTCGCCTTCACTAAAATTGGCATAACTAAAGATATCACGATACCTCGACTTGATTGTTTCATTGAATTCTTCATCGAGATTGAACTGTGCAGGAAACTCAAGTGCGGCAAGATAACTATTAATTAGTTTATTCATTATGGGCAAATACCTTTTAATGATCTTCGTCTTAATTCCAGAATCTTGTAACAGTTGCCTAGAAATAACCAAATAGTTATTATCTTCTGTAAGTTTTTCTTTTCTTTTTTCAATTGTCTTGAGTTGACTTTTGTATGTTTTTAGTTTTATTTTATCTTCGGCCAACCTTGTATCGCTTTTATTTAAATCTTCAATCTGTTGTTTTAGTTGTTTATTAAAAGACACAATGGAGTTTGATGATGTTGTTTTCTTTGCTACTTCAACTTCACACTCACGATTATCTTCATTTATACTTTGATATGAATTCATACGAGAATTCATTTCGGACAATTGTTCAACCAACTTTACCATATTAGAATCATTATTTGAAATTTTTATATTGCGTTCTTCAATAGCCTTTTGTTTAAAGTTCTCGTCAATATGTTGTTCGCAAGTAGGACAGTTGTCATTCTCATTAAAGAATACAATTTCTTCCGAAACTTTACTTTTTTTATGTTCTAACTTATATTTTATATTAGTTAGTTCGGATAAATCTTTGTTTAACTTTTCTTGTTGAGGCAAAACGTTATTAGTCCATTCTGCAATCTTATCTTTAAGTTCAGCAATTTGAACATTTAAAGAATTCATTTCATCTTCGTTCTCTTTGATCTTTATTTCTAAAGCTGTTTTACTATCTTGACTTTTAGCTTTTGTAATTTCTATATGGTTTGTTGTCATATCAATATGAGTTTTGGTCATTTCATATTGATGTGCAATATCCTTTTGTTCATCTTTTAAGTTTTTCATTCTAGCTTTCAAGATCATATTCATCATAGAGAATATCTTGATGTCTAAAATTTCTTCAACAACATCACGGCGATTCTTAGATGTTAGCTGCATAAAAGGAACAAAAGAAGATGAACCAAGAATAACAACCTGTGTAAATGATTGATAGTTCAACTTGAGAATATTGTTCTCTAGATGTTTCTGATAATCGCGAGCACTGGCATCTTGATTCAACATCTTACCGTTTTTGTAAATTTCAAACCGATTGGGTTTAATTGTACGAACAACTCTAAATTTACTTTGACCAATATCAAAAAATACTTCTACCCGACACTCTCGTTCATTTACCGAATTGACCAGTTGATCTTTTTTGATATTACGAAACGCCTTACCAAACAAACCAAAACACAAAGCATCGAGCATTGTTGATTTACCCGAACCGTTATCTCCAATAACCAATGTTGTGTTATGTTTATCTAATGATATTTCGGTTGGTCTATCTCCAGTGCTGAGAAAGTTTTTATATGTTACTTTTCTAAATAATAGCATCTCTAAACCATGTTGGTACTTCTCTTGCTTTCCACTTAGCAAATCCTGATTTTTCACCAATGTAATATTTGCGATAAGCCAAAACTGGATCTTCACATTTGTATTGGTCTGGCATACACTGTGGTGGTAATGTAAACTCACCCTCTGGTATGTTCTTTGGTAAAATTGACAACATATCTAACAGTTCAGCACTCTTATGTACTTTGCCATAACGATATGTGTATTCGCCAAGCAAGGCCTTAAATAGTTCATAGTGCCATAGATAGTTTTCTGATGACTGACGAGTCCACACTGTACTTGGATGATTGAGGTGTGCAACCTTGTACAGTTTGGCTTCTTTATTTGCATCTGCCATTTCCCAGTGTTTCATATTCTTACCTTTAGCAGACAATCTAAAGGTTTGTTTACCGTCAAGATATCTGTGTACCGTAGACAACATTTGGCCTGACTCGACTGGCATTTTAACAGCGTGCTTGTCGCAATGCATTTCGGCTGCAATAACGGGATCTTTATGTAAGTAAAATGTATTCATTCTATTTCCTGTGCCTCAATGTATAAACCCTTTAAGAGTTTATTCAGTTTATTTTTATCTAGTACCTTACTTTCAATTTCATCAACATACTTTTCTAACAAACTCATTGTATCTTCAATCTCATCAAGTTCTTCATCTGCAATAGAGTTTGGATCAAGGTCACTAAAATCCTCAACAATCTTTAATTCTAGAAAGTTACCTTCATTATAACATCTTTCTAAGAATCTGTCAAAGGAATAGAAATCATTTTTTTGAACAACAAATATTTTTACATAAGTGTTTTCATATTCAGACAAATCAAAATTGGACATATCCTCTTTCGTATCATCGTAAAATATTTTTTTAAATAGATGATTAGGATTCTGATAAAATTTAAACTCGCGGGTGTCTGTATCATAGATATGAAACCCTTTAGCTGAATTGTAATCATTCCAAGTTATCTCATAAGGTGCACCCAGATAACGAATGTGGCCGTCATCTTGTTGCCCGTGATAGTGACCAGAAAATACTCTTTCATATCTCTTGAAAATATTTCTATCTAGTCCGTGATCGCATACAAGGCCCGGCATTATCTCATTGCCATTTACTTCTAAATGACCCATAGCAACATCAGCAGAAGCAGAACTGATAACATCTACGGCTTCTGCATAGTGTGCTGGAGCAATCCACGGAATAAATAAAATATCTGCACCACCAACATTAGCAACTTGTGGAACATCTTCATACAAACTAATGTTATCATACTCCGCACAAGTCAATGATATGGAGTTTACATCATTGTTATTTTTAAAGTAACAGTCATGGTTACCAACCACCATATGAATATCAAATTCACGAGCTGGTTCAAAAAACATTTCTTTCGCTGCTTTTAGAGAAGCATAATTAGCATACTTCCTGCGATCAAACACATCGCCCAAATGAAATATCGTGTCAACTCCTTCCCGATTAAGTATTGGGAAAAAAGTCTCTTCGTAGAACTTTCGTTGGAACTGTGCAAAGGAAACATTATCATTTTTACCGCCATAGTGTGTATCTGTAATTATCGCTACTTTCATACTTAGTTATCATTATTAAAGGTATATTTATCTAGCATATCCATAAATGCTTGTTGGTAATCTCGTTCATCATCATGTGCCTGAACAGAGATACGGTGTTCGATGTTAGTCTCTTTTAACATTTTTTCTTTAATAGATTGTTGTTTCTTTTCTTTTGTAATACGTCTAATAAAAGCATAGTAGATAATCTGAGTAAAGTAAGCAAAGGGGTTCTTTGATTTTTCTGGATCAAACTTATCTATATATTGTAAACAGTTTTCAATACCGTCACTAATCATTTCTTCACGATAGGTGTAGTTGATAAAGTTTGGACGATATGATAAGTGATTAGCAATCTTTAGAATACATTCACCGAGATAGTTACTGATCTGAGGAGTAGGAGCACCTGCTTCTTCTGCCTCTTTGATTAGTTCTTTTCTCTGTATGATTGCTTCTAGAAACTCTTTATTATTAACATAATGGATTGGTTTCTTTTTCTCACGGGCCATCTTGTGTCCTCCTATGACACATAATCCCCAAACAATCCAATGATTACTTCAACAGCATCTTCTAATTTGTTTAGACGCCAAGCAGCATTGCATTTGATTAGGGGATGATCTAACAACTGGTTATCATCTGAAACAACTATCAAAGGTTTATTTAGACCAATAGTCCAACCGATCTCTATTAGTGTTCCAATAGAAGGTCGTCTATCGTTATATACTTTTGGAAGGTATGCCAACACCAAATCACTGGACATTGTATCAAGCCAGTTCTTTGCGTTGATTGATCGTGGGTCACTCCACAACTTATCAACTGCACCAGGTTCATCATACTTCATACCCGGTTGCACTGGTTCACATCGTAGAGGTGAGATACCAATAATGTTTCCGTTAGATGCTTCACGGAGATCATTTGATACAGCATCTCTCCAAGCTGTTCCTTCTTTTTTGTTTAGTCCTGCGATTGGTCCCGCAAGATATATTACCTTCTTCATTAATAAATGCCTTTTTTGTTCCGACATCTATAATAATAACAGTTTTATAGGTTATTGTCAAGGATAACTTTATTTTTGTTTTACCATTGACAGATTGTAATTTATATGATACCCTAGCTGAGTACCCTGCTGAGGAAAATAGAATCCATTATTAATGGAGTATTCTATCTTTATTACTTTGTAATGTATCTTCTTCATTATATTCATCTTCCACTTCATCATCACCTTCCATTATAGAAACTAATTTATCCATATTACTGTTTATCTTTTCTAGAACTTCCTCATCAGTTTTACCATAAGATTCCATTGCATCCATTTCACTTTCTTCTATTGTTTTACGAGATACCATTTTATAGTATACCATAACTTCAGGAGATAAATTGGCTAATCCGATAATCTTCTCTTTATCTATAATGTATTCTATGTCGTTAGTAAAACTAATCCATCTTTGTAAGCCTGTATGTTCTACTATATCATTGCCATTGTTACGATACTTAGTTTTTAATACTTGCATCGGACATTCTACAATCACACTATTATCATCTTCACCTAAAACTTTACAGATAAGATCATCTCCATTTGTCAGTTTTAAAACTTTGTAATTAGTGTCCATCATACTATTTATTCTTATCTAATTTGACTGGAACAATGTCATAATCAAATGACTGTTCGCTATATATTCGTATTCTCTCTTGTAGGTGTTTTAGAGTATAGTTATCTTTATTATTATAACGGAGGTCGTCGGCTATGTCAAAGAGTTCCAAATGATCTTTATCTTCAGACATTCTTAAACCACGACCCAAACTTTGCAATATCTTTACTTGACTTTTGTATGGTGATGCAAAGATAATGGCGTGTATCTTCTTAATGTTTACACCGGTAGAGAATGTTCCATAAGATGCGACAATTACTGCATTATCATCATTCTCTACCAAATGTCTTACCTTTTCTCTATCATCTGTGGGTGTTGCACCATAGATAAGATGAACTGTTCTTTTTTCTCCACAATGGTCAACAATCATATTACATAAAGGTACCAGTTGTTTCTCAATGTACTGAGCCAAAACAAGTATGTTACCTTCTGTAGCACACACCAAACTGCGAATAAACTGATTACGTTTCATGTTCGTAGATAGAAACTCCATCTCTTGCTGATAGGTCTTATCTTTCATCAATCTTCTATCAAACTTATTATGTTCTAGTACCAATACTCGAATATGCAAAGGTGATAGTTGTTTCTTTTCTATCAGTTCGGAAGTGGTGGTAACTTGTTCATGTACAGAAAACAATCCTTCTAGTACAAGACGATGAACATCTGTGCCATCAAGTGTGCCTGTAAGACCAACACGATATTTGCAATTATGCAACTTGGTCATAATACTCGTAATAGATTTAGCTTTTGCTAGATGGGCCTCATCAACAATAACACAGCCAAACTGTTCAAAATATCTTTTGTCTAGTTTATAGATTGATTGCCATGTGGAGATAACAACTTCTTTTTTTGTATACTTCTCTTTACCCGCATACAGTTTATGGCAGTGTTCGTCAGGAAACCATTTATAGTCGGCGAAGTCATTATACATCTGTTCGACTAGACCTGTGGTAGGAACAATAATTAAAACTTTCTTATCATAAAGTTTTTGAACGTAATATCTAACAAGAGCATAAATTATAAAAGATTTTCCACTACCTGTAGGAGAAAGTATAAGACCACGATGGTTAGTAATGATATTATGAACTGCATCGATTTGATAATCGCGGGCCCGTATTTTACCTTTTTCTAAGGATCTTACAAACTTTTCCGTAATAGATTTTATTAAAGTTCTTTCTTCAAAGTCGTCTGAAAGTTGATATTCATATTCGTTTTCTTTGAGAAATTTTTCGACATACGGTAATAGTCCATAATAGATTTTACCATTACCAGGAGAAAATAACCTGATTCTACCGTCCCACATTTTGTTTCTAACAGACGGCATAAACTTCGCGTTAGGAACGTCGAAGCAAAAGAATTCCGACAATTCCCGAGCAATGTCTGGATCGCATTTAACACGAATATATGCTTCATTGAATTTTTCAATAAAAGTGGACACAATCAATCACCATGAAGAAACTTTTTCCATTCTATAGTATTTCTTATTGTCCAGTTTCGATTATTAATCTCCTTCAGTATTCTTTCTAGATATTCTACTATTTGTTTTGTATATGCAATTTTTTGGCTAAGTTGTTGCAACTCGCCATCTGAATCTAAATAAATGCCAACATCAGCCTTCAAAACTTTTAGATCAAAAGGTTTGTCTCTGTAAATTTCTGGATTAGCTTTACCAGTATAATACTCCCACTTCATACGATACATTACTTTATAGTCATCATTCAATTTCTTATACTGCAAAGATTGTTGAGTAAAATACTTTAAATACTTGTTGTGTATTTGCGGTGTGCGAATAGACTCTAGGTCTAATTCCGTATCATCTATTTTTAAATCACGTTCTACTTCTACATAAAGTTCTTCAATGTTCATAATATATCCATAATGTAAAGGTGAAGCAGTCAGAGGTTGTCAACCTTTAACTTAAATATGCTTCCACGAATAGTGAGAAGATCCCTAACCTATTTTTATGAAAACTTAACTGCTTCTAATTCTATTTATCTTTAAGATTTAGATGGTGTTACATCAAACCAACTAAAAGCAAAAGAAACTTCGCAAGTTGCATATACAATATCAGTTTCTTGTTGACTATATTCAATGTTGCTTAAAGATAAAGGAAAAGCATCATACATAACCACATTAGCAACTGGATTATTTTTACTTGTCAAAATAGACATTTGAATATCAGTATATAAGTTTCTATCACTCGCAGATACTTCGGCCGTAGCACCTGTATCCGTAGTATCAGATTTCATTCTTTTAATACTAATTCTAGAATTTCTTGATCTATCAATGTTATCAGGTCGTTCTAGTTTGTTAAATTGATCTGCACCACTAAATGGAAATCCAATATTCTTTACCCAGTTATACATTTCCATATAGTTTTCTAGTGACTCATCTACAACAAATGACATATTAAAATTGTCATATTGTAGTTTATCACCAACTACAGCAACATCAACGAATGGAGTATATTGTGATGCCTGAGACATACTAACACCAGGAATATTAGCTCGCACTACAAACCATTCTGTTGTGGGAAATATGGGCAAGTAAATTTTAAATTGATTATTTTGAGAATAATCAAATGTAGAAGGTTGCCTTGATAGAGGATTGACGGAAGTACCAGAATCTACTGTACTGGTACTACCGCCGTATTCTCCGACCCTTAGATCAGTTGCTGCCATTATGCAGACCAGCCAGAACCGTTAAGTGCCATTTTAGTATATTCGATTACAAATGTACCATTACACGCTGCTGCGTTGGTTAAAAGAATATCACTTGTTACTGCTGTTGATGAAGTTCGACTACAAGTAATTGCGGGTTGTCCTGATGTGTATCCGTATGAACCACTGCCTATTAGAACAAAAGCATTACTAACTCCACCTGTGCCGCCCCAACTTACAATAACTCCCGCTGCGGGGCTATCTGTA